GTAGGCTGCGGAACTATTTTCGCACTGTCAAAGGCTTTGGTTGGCTGTTTAGCGATAAACGGCGTCACTGTTCAGGAGTACTTCTGCTGCGCTCCCTGCAGGGACGAATGGCGGACCGCAAATAGTCGGCCGCCATACTCTTACCTATAGAAAGTGAGGTGATCTTTAGTCTCAACGATAAGAAACTGTACTATCAACTATAAAGGCCGCTATCACAGTGGCCTTTGCCTTTGATGCTGTATACTAGAGGGTACACAGGTACGGTACTCACTATGCCGACTGCAAAAACAAAAACCAGTAAGACAAAGACCGCTTCTTCCAAACAGAAAAAGCGGAAATTCACGTGTTCGGTGTGTGGATCTAAGAAACATACTCGCAAGACTTGTAAGAAGAAGGATAAGCTGTCACCAGCTGAGGAGCTACAAGCGCACAAGCTAGTGGTACAGTCTGGTGCTAAAACTGGCCCGAATGGTGAAGCGCTGGAAGGTGAGGTGCTTGCGCGGTGTAAGTATCCTTCCTGTCTATCACTGGTAGATGAGACTGGGTACGGCGCGTACTGTACGCAAACTTGTGCCTTCTTTGATCGGAAGCGTGAGCATGAGAAGGCAAAATCAATGGATAAGTACCAACCTAAGTTCGCGCACCAGCTGTTCTATGAGTATCTAAAAGAGTGTGAGAAGTCTCACCTACCGCAATACGCTAAGGTTGAGGACACCTTGGTACCGATCAAACGCACCCAGATCCCTGCGATCGCTGGCTACGCTACCTTCCTTGGGTTTGCTAAGGTCACACTTAAGAGTTGGGCACAAAAGCACTCGGACTTCCGCAAGGCTATGTTGCTACTTAAACAGATCCAGGAGTATTACCTCACCAACTACGGGGGTACGGGTATGTATAACTCTAACGTCGTAAAGCTGATGTTGATGAACAACCACGGTATGAGAGATCGATCGGAACGGACGGTCAATCACTTGTTTGGTATGGTGAAGGAAGTATACGATCAAGCTGATGCCTATGAGCAGGACGGTGCACTCGATGATCCGTTTGAGGGTATGCTCGGGGACGGAGTGAATGAGGAAGAAACGTTTATATAATAATACTAGCCAGTATGACACCAGAAAAACGACTACAGATCTATCAGTACACCATGGGGTACTACGACCATGCTCGGTTGGTTGATAGTAAGCTTAAGGAGTTGTTTGAGATCACGTCGCCATATAGTCACCCACCATTCATCGAGAAGGATCAGGTGGAAGCGATCACTCGGTTGGTGGAGATCATATACGGACACCTAGAGTACGATTGTCTGTGTTACTGGCTGTATGACTGTGATGCTGGTAAAAAGGTGCTATCGGGGCAAATAGAGGGTACTGAGTACGTGTTTGATAGCTTGGAGAAGTACTTAGAATTTGTTAATGCAGCCATATGAGCTACCCACTACTACAACTAGCACCCGAAGATCACAACTCTAAGGCCTTTATCTTTTTCCTAGTAGCCAACAACAAGGTGCTGATCAATACCGATGACTGGTTGATTATTGAGAACTGCAAGTATCACTTCCCCGATCGCGAATGGTGGACTGCATTTTATATTGGATCAGGTAGGAAACCGTCGCGAGAAGCCTTGGGGTATCTGTTCTATCTAGTACCCTACGACTGGAACATGATGCTTAAGGATCCACAGAAGCGGAGTGTTAGTAGATATCACGTGCATATATACCAAAACTAGCTATGAAAGATCATCACCCACACGCTAAGCCACACCAAGGCGATCCCAAGTATGTGAAGCAACAGTATGCGGCACGTATTTCGGCGTATCGTCGGAGTATCTTGTTGTTCGTAAAGGATATGTGGGGATTGACACCTCAGGGAGTGAAGCCCGAGTACAAACAACAGTGGGCAGATCTTAAGCTATCTACGGGGGACAACTGGTTACGCTTGAAGAATACAGTTACCGCGGAGTGGTTTGGTGATGCGATCGAGCAACCCGACGGTACAGTGTTTTGGGAGTGGTACGACTTTAAGAAAGGGAAGCATCTATCATGGCAGCAAACCCTTACCCTTATGGGGATTGAAAAGAGTATCCAGGATCCACGCTTGAAGCGTCACTTTAGTATTAGATCAGGTCACGGGATCGGGAAGTCGGCTATGACCTCATGGATCGTTTTGTGGTTCTTGTTCTGCTACTTCATGGCCCAAGTACCCGTCACCGCGCCGACAGCGTCACAGATGCACGACGTGTTGTGGAAGGAGTTGGCTATATGGATCCACCGTATGCCAGAAGATGTAGCTAGTATCTATGACTGGTCCCAGGGGTATGTGCGTATCAAGTACGAGCCAGAGAGTTGGTTTGCTCGCGCTAAAACGTCTTCTAAGGAGAATACAGAAGCTTTGGCTGGTGTACACGCTGATCACGTTTTAATTGCGGTAGATGAGGCCTCAGGGGTCCCAGAGCAGGTGTTTAACACGGCGGAAGGTGCGCTTACCTCAGGTAACGTGCTGGTGGTCCTTATTTCTAACCCGACACGGACAATAGGGTACTTCTATGATAGCCACCACAAGAACTCAAGCGACTGGCAAACGTTTAATTTTAACTGTGAAGAAGCGCCACTGGTGGATCGGAAGTATATAACTAGACAGGCTAAGCGACACGGGGTGACGTCTGATGAGTATCGTATCCGTGTGCGCGGGGACTTCCCAGGTGAAGATATGATGGATCAAGGGGGGTATATGCAGCTGATCCCGCGCAACCGTATCCAGGTGACACCATCACTCGGGATTGATGATATGTTCCTCGGGGCTAAGAAGCTGGCGATCGATCCTTCTGGTGAAGGGACAGATACCTGTGAGTTTGTATTGCGCGATCAGTTTAGAGCCAAGGTGATCAAGACTTTGAACACTACCAACGACACGGAGATCGCTATGTGGATCGTTAAGTTTGCTGATCAGTATGACCTACGGAGCCAAGATATTATCATTGAAGGGTTTGGGAAGGGGGCTGATGCAGCGAAGAAGGTGGCGGTGACTAGTAAAGGTAGGTTGAGTATCTATGTGGTGTTGCCTGGTAACCAACCGAAGTACGAAGAAGAAATCAACGGGCAATACTTCCGTCGCTTCCCCACTGAGCATGATGAAGACTATAAGGATCTATTCTTAAACATCCGCGCTACGATGAACTGGCGTATGCGGCAATGGTTACTTGGTGGTGGACAGCTGATCGATAACAATACCGAACAGTGTGAGTGGGCTGAGGAGATCACGGGTAACTTGTACAAACGATCGCTACAGGGTAATACGATCCAGATGATGCCTAAGGCGGAAATGAATAAGAAGGGGATTAAGTCACCGAATAAGTCGGACGCGCTGGCCCTATCATTCCTTACCGACGTACTCCCAAGTAACGTCACCCAAGCTGAAAGGCAAGCAAATCTAGCTGCACAAGTGGGCAATGCAGCCGATGATGATCCGTTTAGCGTACTGTAATACACACTACCCACTGGACAAACACTTGATTGTATCTTGTACGTGATAAGATAAAGGGACTATATGCAAACCGCGATAACAACACACGGGAAAATAGTCAAGCCAGCATACGCTCAAGATGAGCTTGATGCCCAGGCGGCTGACCGTGCAACAATGTGTGATCTACGTGAGGTCTTTAACCGATCCTACCCAGAGCTGGACGATATGAACCGTGCCCAGTACTACGAGAGTAACCGTAAGAACGATCTATCGTATATCCCTGCTAAGAAAAACAAGGAAGATATCCGTATTGTTACTGGTACTACCCGTGAGAAGGACACTACCTTGCTATCTACCCTACTCAACCTAAGCGCCGAGGGCGATGTGACTGGCTTTGATGAAGAAGATATGGTGGTTGCAGAGTTGGGTGACAACATGACCGATCTAATTAAGAAGTCACGAGAGATCGAAGACTGGCACAAGAAGCGGCCGATCATCTATCGCGAACTGATCAGTCAAGGAGATGTGTTTACCGAGGAAGTCTACATCGAGGAGTACCGCCACACACCGTTAACCGAAGTCCAGTGGGACGTCACCAAGGCACCTACCAAGCTGCAGTACAAGTCAATGAACAAACTGATCAGCTCAGGTTGTTCTACTGTGATGATCCAAGGGAACATGGTGTATCTAGGGGATATGTCGATCGAGTACATCGAGGATCAGGACATTGTCGCTATCTGCCGTATCCTTCCGCGCGGTACTGCTAAAGCTCGCTACGGACACTTCGATCGCTGGAAGAACGTACCGCAGAGCATCGACACTACCGAAGATAAAGATATTACAACGTCTGCAGGGATCTACAGCAAGTCGTGGGCAATGTTTAATACTGGTCCACAATCAGTCTCAGAGGTGCGACTATGGATCAAGAGCCAGAACCGTTACCAGATCTACCTCAACGGGGTACCATTCCTGCCGTCTAACTTCCCACTAACGAAACTGTGGCCTTCAGGGGAGATCCCACTAGCGCAAGGGAAGCTGGAGCCGATCAGTGGCTTTGCTATTTCAAAGAGCCAACCTGCTAAGACTAAGGTCGATCAAGCGGTGATCGATGAACTCACTACCCTTATGGTGACAGGTGTACGACAATCGAGGAAGCCGCCTATGGGCTACACGGGTGATCAAGCCTTTAGTCCAGGTGTCTTTCTAGCTGGAACGATGACCCAGAATGTGACCAAGAACACGTTTCATTCGCTACTACCAGCGGAAGCTTTGGGTATTAAGACGTCTGAATTTTCATTTTATAACTTGATCAAAGAGAGTATTAACGAAAAGACTACCAACGATGTGTACTCAGGTAACGATCAAGGGGGAGTTGATACCTTGGGACAGGCCGAGATCATGCAGCAGCAGCAGATGCAGAAGCTAGGATCCTCACTCGACGGGGTGGTTAACTTTGAACGCAGGCTACACTGGTTGCGACTGGATAACATTATCGTTAACTGGACGGCACCGATCGATAGTAAGTTGACGGAAGTGCAGGAAGGGGTGCTTGGTACTAAGAACAAGTATCGGAAGATCAGTGTTGAGAGTACCGTGGAGAGCGGCAAGAGCGGCACCAAGGCCTTTAGACTGCAAGATGAACCCTTCCCTACCACTAGTGAAATATATGACGAGGAAGAACGTATGAGTGAAGAACAGGGTAAGCCAGTGCGATTGCGCTACATTAACCCGACTACCCTTCGATCAAAGAAGTACAAGTGGTTTATCATCATTAACCCAACACCAAAGAGCAACGACAAGCTATCTCAGCTATTGTTTGTTCAGAATGTGCGTACTGCTATGGAGATGTTTGGTCCCGAAGCACTCAACATGGAGTACTTGAAACAACGCTTTGCGATCATGATCAATGAAGACTACACAAAGTTCTTCACAAAAATGAACATAATGGACATGCTACAAGGGGGATTAGAGGGTACAATAGGAAGTAACCCTGGTGGAGCAGCACCCGCTACTCCCCAGCGGCGAACCAATACGCAACCGCCTAAGGTAGCAGTATCTTAGAGAGTTACAGGTACAACTTAACTCAAACGGTATGAAAAATGCATTGAAGACGTGGCTACGTGGTTGGCTATTCTCTAGTGATGAACTAGAGTATAAAGCTAAGAAGCTAGCCTTAAAGAGTATGGAAGAAAGTGTCAACATCGTATCACTGGCACGTGAGCAGCTTAGTGGCTTTGATCATCGATCAATCACTGAGGACGTGGTACGAGGACGTGAGGTCCTTAGTATCTATCACGGGCTAGACGAGGAAGACCGTACAGCGCTCATGAACAATGTTCATGCGCTGTATAAAAACCCAGCTCTACAAATCATCGTCGATTTTCTCATTCGATCACAGGTTATACACGGTCAAATGGACGCAGATAGTGTCCTTGGCCTCAACTTTAGTAGAGCGACTGTTAACGGTATACTCCTACTCCAAGACGAGATAGGGAACATTGAAGGGCACTACCAAGCGGCAAACAAGCCCGAGGAAGACTTTGATGAAACCGCAGTTGTTTAATATATAGTCATATGACAACAGAAGAAATCGAAGCAATGCAGGCGGAAAACGCCGCACTAAAGGCTGATAAAGATAAAGCTGCTACACGCATCACTGATCTGGAAGCAAAGAACAAGGAACAAGAGGGGGTGATCGAGCAAAAGACTAAAGATGTAGTCGGCGCGCGGCGGAAGTATCGCAAGCTTGATGAACTCACTGATGAAGAAAAGGAAGCGATGTCGGAAGCTGATATCGAACGTAAGCGCGACAGTGACGTGTTATTCGAGACGCAAGAGACTAGTGCCAAGCAACTAGCTGATGATCGTGCCCGAGAGATCAAGGAACGACGGGAAGCCGCGGTTAAACAGTTTGCTGGCGATGATACAGAGGTAGCCGCTAAGATCAATGAACACTTTGATAGTATTCGTGGATCAGAGAGTGCGTATACACCAGGTGAGATTGCTACCTTCATGGGTACCGCTTACAACATGATGGGTGTACCAGCAGCCGAACCGATCCGAGCCGCGGGTAACGAAGGTGGTGGAGTTGCACCAGTGTTAGTTAAGCCAGGATCAAAGGTTGAGGGGGAAGGCTTCGCCGATGGTGATGCAGGTAAAGGACTTGCTACTATGCTCGGTATTCAAACTGGCCCACCACCAACCGCTTAATTATCAGTCAGTATCAGTCAGTAACTATATAATTTATGGCAGAAAACAACGAAGGTAAAACAGTGACACTCCCTGAGAGTGAGATTGCAGCGATCCTAGCCCAGAACGCGGAACTAGCATCTCAGGTACGACACTTGATCACTCAAGGTACCGATCAATCAGAAGATAAAGGACTACTACGGGCCAAGCCAGTAGCTAAGAGTACGGTAACGATCATGTTTATCGATGAGAAGCCAGTAGTCGGGATCCAAAACCAAGGTACTGAGCTGAACCCAGTCAAGCTAGTAGAGGTCCCAGACCCACTAGACAAGGCGAAACGGATCTTCCGCGCGAACCTGATCGTGCGTGATCCAAAGACCGAGAAGCTTGAGACTATCAGTAACATCGACTTCATGGACTTTGTGCAGGAAGGGGAACGGCGGGAGTGTGATGTGCTTAAGAACCGAGACGAACGGTGGGTGATCAATCAAGGTATGGTGCAGAAGAAAGAGGTGAAGGGATACCGTATGGTTGAACTTGATGTTGAGGTACCAGCCTTGATCGAAGGAACGGAGCGATACTTCATTGTTGATATCGACGGTAAGGGGGTAGAGGTGCATGAGGACTATGTCAACATGGCGAAATCTACACCGCGAGCTAAGAAAGAGTACGTCGGATCAGCTGAGTAGTTATAAATCTAATTCAAAACAGGTAGTTATAAATCTAATTCAAAACAGTATGTTTGACTTAAAATCAGTCGGAGAATTGAAGCGAGCCGAGTTGGATCAATTGATCACCAACTACAGTAAGGCGAACAGTGGCGTGTTACTACCACCAGAAGGGGTGACGGGGTATGCCAATAAGTCGGAAGTGGCAGTAGCGATCGAGGAAGCAGCGGAACTAACAGGGGGCTTCCCGTTGGAACTAACGGAAGATATGATTATTGCAAACGAGCTGTACGCCACAGAAGGGCTAGTAGCTGGTGATATGATCATCGTACCGTGGCCAAATGAAGAAGAAGGCGCCCGAGAAGTGATGCTGGAACAACTAGCTGATCTACTAGCAGACTTGGATCCGAAGGTACAGGATATGTACAACGAGCGGATCATGGAAGATCCTACTACCGAGGAACTAGCCGCTATGATCAATGAGATCATCGAAGTGAAGGAACAAGCAGCGCCCGCAGCTACACCAGACGCAGCACAAGGCTCTGTAAACCCAGAAAACGTTAAAGACGATGCGGAAGACCAAGAAGAAGATGAAAGCTTCCTAGTGAGCGATTTAGCTATCAATGACGCGGTGAAGGCGGGTACACTGGTGTACGAAAACCAGACTATCATTCAAGTACGGCCAAAGATCGCTTCGGGAAGGCTTATGTATATCCTTGATGCCCAGAATGGTGCGTCGTATCAAGCTGGAAAAGAAGACTTACTAGCCGCCATGCGGAACGCAGTAACTAAATAACCTATGAGCAAGCCAGTAGAAGTAACACAAGCTGACCAGGAAGCTATGGGGATCGAACGTGACTACACTCGTGAGCGTGATGATCGAGTACGGCCGTTTGTGCAGACCTTGATCAAGAACCTTGGAACACATGAATTTGTGTTTGCAGGGGGGACGCGCGCTGATGTTGATGAGCTTGATCGTATGATCGATCGCTTTAGTATGGCACCAACTGATACCAAGCGGACGCCTGAGGAAGAAAAGCAGGTAGCGGATAGTATTGCTGAGATGACTGAGCAGCGTAATGCTATCAGTGAAGCGATCGAGAAAGAGAAAGCCACCTTCGACACGTTTTACGAGCAGAAGTTCATTGGTCCAGTGTTGGACACTGAGATCCGCCACAATGATCTTAACTACACCTTCTCGCTATTGAACATGGCAACGGAGATGTTGAAGACCCAGGCGGTATCACCCGATCGTGGTACTGAGTTCCGCTTAGTACCTGCAGCGCAAGAGATCTTATGCGCTATGGGGGAAGTAGACGACCTGATGTTGATCGTGAGTGAAGGGGAGAAGCCAAGTAAGGGGCTGGAGCGGACTAAGTTGTATGAGGAAATGTACCGCGATGTGGTGGTCCCGATCTTCGACAAGCACAAGGTGCAATACAACGAAGTACTGCAGGTGTTTGGTATCCTGCAATCACTGATCCAGTCGGTGAAGCAACGATCTGATGTCACTGTTAACGGCGCACGAGCAATCGCTGATGCTAAACTATGGGGACTTGATGATGTTGATGATCTAACTGTTAAAGCAATCCACCAGATGTGTATTGAAAAGCAGCCAGAATAGGCTATACTTCTCCTTGTACTCTACGGTGCAGTGCAAGACCCGTCTGGCTATGGCGGGTTTTGTGATTTTAATTGCATTACGTCGTAGGGTGCAGAGAGAACCGTTTGATGTACGACATGTAGCATATTTGCAAGAGACACCTAGTTTGGTAACGGCTGGGTGTTTCTTTTTGTCCACAGCTTGACTAGGTTGTAGCCTGATAGTGCGGTATTATAAGTGAGTACCTGTGTATTGAGTGAGTGAGGGGCGCTAACGAAGGTTGGCACTCTCACACTCGCTCAATACTGGTCACATACAATCAACTGTTGGAGATCACGCAAAACTCCTCCTAAACACACAGGGTTGGTCACCTCGTAAGAAAATGACCACAGGAACCACCAGTAATGGTGTTCTTTTTCGTTTTGGGATCATTTATAAACAGTCTAATTACATTTTTTATGTTCAAACGACTATCTGGCAAGCCTAATGTCGAATTCAAAGACAAAAAGGCTTCTACAACCTTCATTAACGGCGGTCTGACCTACGCTGATGGAGCAGGTGGAATTCAACCAGCTGATGCAACATCGGGAAATCACACAGGTATCATCCTACGGGACGTACTTGCCACTGATGCCGACTACGCTGCAAAAGCAAAGGTGCCTGTCGATGTGGCTGGCCCAAACGACCTGTTTGAAGTTGATGTGCCTAACGGCGATCTAGCTGTAACGGACGTCGAGAAGACCTGTGACCTGATGCCTAACGGAGCTGGTATCGATCCTGATGCTACCTCTAAGAACGTAGTAACCATTGTTGGCTTTATCTCACCTTCTAAAGCGATTGTGAAGATTAACGCCATGCAGGGAGTTGCAAACGTAGCTACTACCTAGCGTAATAGCATTATTAACAAGAAGATAAACTCAAATTGCTTATGGAAGGAACACTTCTACATACAGTTACATTTCCCGAGTTTGTTGACTTGGTGCGCAAGAGCTTTGTGTACAACAACCAAATGGCGGTACCGATGACGCGGCAACTGTTCATTTACGAACCGATTGGTAAAGGTAATGGAAATACCAAACGTTTCGATGAAGTTGATGTACAAACCTTCGGACGTCGAAAGCGTGAAGGTGAAAAGGCTAAAAAGGCTTCAACTGGAATTGGTTACAACGTGACCATGACCAAAAAGCGTATTGCGACTGAGATCGATATTACTCAAGAAATGCGTGATGAGAACCGACACAGTGAAGTTGGCTCATTGATTACCAACCTTGGACACTTCTGTCCGCAACGTATCGAACTCGATGGTACGCACCTTCTAACCTTCTGTAATGCGACAGCGTATACAGACATGGACGGAGACAGCAACAACATCGCAGTGGGAGACGGTGGCGCACTGGTCCAAACTGCTCACCCACTTAAGTTCTCAACTGGGACTTGGTCAAACCGTGTTACGGGAGATCCAGTATTCGGTCAAGCAGGACTTGAGCTGGCTGAACAGCTTGCTACAACCAACATTCTTTCTAACTTCGGTGAGAAGCGAGTGATGCGGTTTAACAAGATCGTGACTGGAGAAGATCCAAACACAACTAACGCTGTGAAGCGAGTGCTGCAAAGTACCGCTGATGTTGATCAAGCGAACTCTGGTGTACTTAACGTAAACCAGAATAAGTACGAACTAGTCGTACTTCCATACCTCAACACAACTGCTACTGGTGATCCAGACAGCACGAAGCGTAAGTGGTGGTTCCTAATGGCGGTAGGCCAAGGAACAAACGGCTGGCAGGCGTATTACGGAGAGTGGGAAGCACCGCACATGAAGTCGGTGTCACTCGATGAGAATGGTGCAAACCATGATTACTCTGCAGACGTTTGGACGTTTGGTACACGTGCTGGCTACGGTCACCGCGCTGCTACTGGACGAGGGTGTATTGGATCACTTCCAACAACTTCCTAGTCTAGCTGAGCAGTAGCGCTCGTCACTCACTCAGACAGGTACGCTACTAGTTCAATCTAGTCGTCTTATCTGCTCCCCGTACTGGCTCGGGGGGCAGGATAAGCCGAGTAGCTTCGGTTTTAGTCATTAACAACTCACTCTATGTTGAACCAAGACCCACAACCGATCTTCGATGCTCAAGCCGCAAATGGCGTCGGCCGACCGATCCTAGTCACTGATGTACGGACAACCGTTATATCACTTGCAACCGCTGGCAACTTTGCTGGTACGGTTAAATTTGCGATGTCGCTACAGCAAGAAGCGCCAAACTTTGCTCTACCACCTTCACCAACTAACCGCTGGGATTTTGTCCGAGTGATCGATTTACAAGACGGATCTACGATCGCAGGGGACGACGGTGTGGTACTAACAGCCAACACAGTACGCAACTTAGAAATGGATACCAACGGGGCTAACTGGCTCACCGCTATCGTGAGTGGGTACACCGCAGGTCAATTGTTTGTTGATGCTGTTAACTCAAGCAACGAATAATATGGCTAAAAAAACTATGGTCCAACAAGAAGGGGAAGCGTCACGACTACTCAAGAAGCTACAGAAGGATATTGTAGATAGTACTAACGAGCGGGAACGGGTGATTGAAACGGTTAACAGTGAGCAGGAAAACTTGCGCGCGGTTAAAAGTGAGATTGCGGCCGAGACAAATAAACGCAACACCCTAGCATCTGAGACTGAGCGCCTGGGGCGGGAGAAGGCAGCAATCGAAGCGGTCCTAGACACTAGCAACAAACGGAAGCTGGTAGTTGAGGATCAACTAGGGAAGCAGGAAGCAGCTTTGGAGATTTTAATTGAGAAGACAACAGCCTTTGAGGTTGGGTTTGATGATCTGGTTAACGCACAGAAAGTAGCTTTGGTGAATGAGACTAAATCAGAACGAGCATCTTTGAATGTGGCTGTGACAGAACGGGAAGCCAAAGAAGCGGAAGTATCAGAATTGACTAAAGAGAAAGCTACACTAGACACTAAGATCGAGCAGGCGCAGGAGAACTTAGGGAAGGTAGAAGAAACTATCAAAGCTAAGAAGGCAGAATTGGAGCCTGTGCAGGCGCAACTAGCAGACTTGGAGCAGAACAAGGCTACAACCAAAAAAGCCGCTACAAAGGCACAGGAGACGCTACAGGGGGTACGTGATCAGATAGAAGCAGCAAAGGAAACGCTGGCAAACGTACAATCGCAGA